GTCAGCTCCCGGAGCGGCACGGGTGGAAGGATGGCTCGCAGGTCCCACAGGGTCGGGCGTACCTACCACACAAGCGCCAGAGGAAGCATATGAAATTACCGTCGACGCGGAACAAGTAGGCGTTGTCGGATTCCTCCCGGACCGGGACAGCACCGCAAAGGAGCGGCCACTGCGTAAGGGCGTATCTGTCGAGTTCAAAACCGACGCCCAGAAACAGTACGAGGTCGAGAAGGGTCTGCGCGATCCATGCCCAGTCGAAGGGGACAAGGCATACTCGGCAGCTCAGTTCGCTCCGATGATAAAGCGGGTTACCCCTGGGTTGGGCTCCACGCTCCACAACGAGCGGCTCGGAGTGTGCAGGCATTTCGCGATGGAGACTTGCCTGCCACCACCCTCAGCTAAGATCCGCAATACCGAGACCTTGGTGATGCTTGCCTTTATGGATGAGATGAACGCCGCTTTCAGGCGGCATTTGGCTGATCCCACCACGGAGCATCCCGTCGTTACCTTCCCTAAGAAGTGGGGGGAGGTGACGACTCAAGTCGCGGAAGAAGGTGCAAACATTCCCAGAAAATTCAAGATGTCTGGGTTTGTTAAGACCCGGGAATTAGGCTTGGCCCCTTCCAAGAGGCCTCGCCTCGTGGCGACACCTGGCACGACGGAGTGTGCGGCTCACGTGCCTGTAATAGGCGTCGCCGAGCAGCTGTTCAAGGCTGTTTTCGGCCGTTGGGGCTTCAAGGGCCTCGACAACGCGGCAAGGGACCGCAAAATCGCGGCGGTGGCAAACCGCGCCTACAACGAGAGGGTGGTCAGTGCGGACTTCAGTGCGATGGACAGCTCGTGGACCTTTCACGAGAAGTTCTTGCTCGAGAAGCTGTTGCGCGAATCCATCCTGGCTGTGCTGGACGCGATGCCCATTTCCCACTTCATAGTGGACCCGGCAATCACGTTGACCGAGGAGGAAGCCGAGAGCATCAGGCTGGAGCTCAAGGAACTCGTGTTGACGCTAGACTGGGAGGGCTTGATCCTCTTCTCGGGTGAGAGAGGAACCAGCATACTGAACCGCATTTTGGTTCTCGTCATTTATGCGTGTGAGTTGATCTTGGCCGACGGACAGGATGCGTTGGTCGAGAATGACACACCGGAGGACCTGGTGGCGCGCTTTGGTCTCACGGAGTCCACCACGGCAGGAGGAATCCAGCTTGCCGAGTGGCTCGCGGACGCACAGCGCTACCGTCTCACGGGAAAGGCACGCGCGACCCTCGCCAAATTCATAAAGGCAGGGCTCACGACGACGACGGATGCGGAGGCAGCGGAGCTGCCAAT